TTGGCTTGATTGTTATTGATTTCAATGATCTTTGTTTTCCTTGCATCCATTTTTTGCTCAAGTAAATGCAATTTGGCCATGATCATGCTCTTAACAATTGCATTCTTCTGCCAAAATTCATCCTGATAAAATTGTAAAAGCTGATACCCAGCCTCCTTAGCCATTTGATACTTTTTATAATGATAAGAAGATCCTCGATTCAAACTTAATTCACTATGATGAAATAACCCGTGTAATTCAATAGCCAATTTAGAATCAGAAATTACAAAATCCAACTGATTGGGAGATATCAATTTCTTATCATTGCGTTTATATTTGATATTCAGAGAATCAAGGAACTTGGCTAGATTTTCCTCCATATTACTTTGTGGACTAAAAACCATTTGATCCAAACAACCATACTTTCTAGCCAAGCCCAATATTCTATCACTAGTGCCACTCAATCCAAGCTCCTGAGCCACATTTAGTGCTGATTTTCCTCTCACAAAAGATACAAAATTATCTCTGTTGTATAAAATGTTATAAATTCTTTCACCATATTTTTCTTTTAATCTTTCGTGTTGTTTCTGATTTATTTGATCTCGATATTCTTTCAAAGCAAATACAGATACATGACCATATTTTTCTATCTTAGATTTATTCGCTTTTTCTCGTATATGATCTGGCCAGGGATTGAATCCATATTTTTCCTGTTTGACTTTTCTTGCAATAGACATTAGTTTACCATGATTTTGAATATATGTGTATCTTGCTTTCTTTTGTATATCTGGGCTTTGAAGAGGCGAATCAACCCCATATTTTTCTTTGATAACTTTCTTGATTTTGGCGCGGATCGCTTCACTTTCAAAAGGTGTCTCAGCACCATATCGTTGCATATTGGTTTGTTTGGCTTTTTTCTGAACTTCCTCATTTAAGAATGGATTATCAACCCCATATTTTTCTCGAAATGTTTTCTTGGCATTTTCCACCAGTTGTTTTTTCTGCGAGGGATCTAATGTTTGATGCCAGTTTTTTAACTTGGCTTTTTGGCTATTTTTGACGCATTCACAGTGTTTACCACATCCCACGCGATATCCCTCATAGAAGTTTTTAAATATGCGCTTCTTGTTGAATTCACAAATGGGAGATTGCTGCGAGTTTTTAACTAGATACACCAGTTCACTGATGTTATCAGTTTTATATGGTGTTTGTGAATGTAACCAAGAGAAAAATTCTGGCCTGGTTTTTACAAATTTAGCCCAACCTTTGGGGTTTATGTTTTCTATCAAATAGTCAAGTGTTTGTATGTGATCCATAACACTACTTATTATAGATATAACCAATACAAAGTCAATGCTAAAAATCAGTTAAACAAAAACCCCTGGAATTGCTTCCAGGGGTTCTTGAATATTCCGATGATCTATTGTATCATAGGAAGGTTAGTGTTGCGGTATTGATGCCCACAAGTCCCAAATAATCTGCGGCATTGCCAAGAGACGATGCGGTATTTGTTAGTTCCAAATATCCATACCTTGTCATGAAACTTACAACTGGTTCAAAAGTCTGTGGATCAATCACCACACCAGAGCTGGTCAGTGGCACATATGGGCAGTAATAAGCTGCGGCGTCAATTTCGCCTGGTCCCTTGTAGCCAACTAGCACTGGAGTTGAGTCTGATGCATAAGCATCAACATAAACACGCATAGAGTTGTTTAGGACACCAACAAACTTGGTGTTGGTTGGTGCTTCAAAAACACCTTCAGTGGTGCGTGCAAATGCTGAAGTTGTTGCAGACTGAAGGATTGTTAGAGCAGTTGGGCTCAACACAACCCAGTTACCTGCACCACGTCGAGTACGTGATGCAATCAAGTTTGCTTGACGATTGATCAAAATTGCCAAAGCTGCTAGTTCATCACCAACGAATGTTGCAGTACCGGAAACAGCTGCTTGATCAAAGATTGATGTTGGTGCACCAGGTAGAGCTCGCAATGAGGTCAGAATTTCCTGGTCAATTTCAGCTGTGATTTCCTGAGCCAAAGCAGCCATGATTTCTGCTTCAATGTCAATGCCCTGTTGTGCTTGAGCATCTTGAGCAGCTTCGAAGGTCCAACGTGCGCTTAGACGACGTGTTTTTGCTTCTACAACTTCCTTCAAGATTTGAATGTTCAAACGATTACCAGGTTGACCTTCAAGAGCTGCCGTTGGAGCTGCTTTTGGATTTGCAACGTTTTCGTTACCAGAATAGTAACGAGCAATTTCAAATGGGCTTAGAGCTTCTGTACCAGCTGTGACGCCACCACCGCCTGCAGGAACAGTATCAGCATAACGCACACGCAGAGTGTGAATCTGTGCTACTGGTCCAGTCATTGGCTGCACGCCAATGATTTCGTTTGCGATAACAGTTGGCATAACACGACGAATCACTGGAAGGATAACCTTGTTTAGTGTGGCAACATTGCCTGCGGTTGTTGCGCCTGGGGTGGCTTCAAACAACATTGAACCGCGTGCTGAAAGTTCTTTCCTTGTATTTTCAAGAACTACATCTAGAACTTGGCGTCGATTACCATGAAGACCCTCAAGTAGCGCTTCCTTGGCTCTGATCCAGTTCTGAGATTCAAATAGTTTTGTCATTTTGTCTCTCTCCTAATATCACTGAATTCCTGCTAGTTTACGAAGTTGAATGATTTCACCAAGTTGATCTTGGGTCCTCATATCCTCTTCCTTAACTGCTTCTGACAGTTTGTTGTTTCGGTCACCCGTAACTACTTGCCTTGTTGAACCCTCGTTCAACGCGGCGCGCTTGGGGGCAGAATCGCCAACCACAGCAGGTAGATAACGTGCGTAATGTTCGCGGAGTTTTTCAGTTTTTACTCCTTGAAGCATTTGCTCCATTACCGAACGTTTTTCCTTACTCAAAGGTGCCAAAAGTTCACTCATAATGCGTGACCGTTGAGCTTGCTCCTCCGCACTTTGAATTTTTCTCATTGCACCTTCAAACAATTTTTTTGCTTCTGCAGCTCTTTTTTCTGCTTCAGCTAATTTGGCCTTGAGCTCGCCAACTTGCCGCATGGCAGCTTTGACTTTCGTGCCTTCGGCCAAATATGAGTTCATGAACTCCGCACCAAATGCTTCAAAGATCTTGCGACCAAAGTTGTTCTCACGAACAACTCGAAGCTCTTCTTTCAGTTGTGAAAGTTCTTTGGTTAAAGTCTGATTAACAGTTGCTTCAACCAATGCAGCTGCTCTTTTTATGAATGCAGACTTTATTTCGTTTAGTTTTTGCTTGCTTTCAGAAATCAATTTTGCTCGAGTCTCTGCTAACAATTTCTTGTCAGCTGCAAACTCCTCAATTTCACTTGCAACTTGCTTCAAAACAAATTCGTCCAATTTCTTGATACGAGCTTTTGTTTGTTCATCAAGCTTTGCCTTGTATTTGCGAAGATTCTGGGCCATTTGTTTACGTAATTCCATAAGACTTTTCCTGTCGTTGCGGAATTCCGTAACTTCCTTTAACAATGAATCCTTCACAAATTGATCCAACAACGCAATTCTTTCTGCCAATTTAGCTTTATATTGTTTGCGACTTTCCACAATTGCACGTGTTAGTTTAGCTCTTTCTTGAATCAAACGTTTCTTGTCAGCAGCAAATTCTTCAATTTCCTTACCAACATGTTCAGTTACAAACTTGTCAAGTGATTCAACAAGTTGTGCCTTATCATGTTCAAAGCGTTGGGCGTATTCTTCACGCAAGCGTGTTTCAATCTGCTTTTCAGCTTCTTGAAGCTTACTTTCCCATGCTTCGCGAATCGCTGTCTTGGTTGACTCATCCAAAACCTCCGATTCAAACAGCTTTTTTAATGCTTCTTCCATTTTTTCACGCTCCTTAGCTTTTGAACAACTCATCCATAAATCTCAAAACTTCCTTTCGGAAATGTTTTTGAGCCATTGGATCGTGTTTAATTGACTCAGCCAAAGCATATATTCCAGTTCCACGCCGATAATTCATTAAACGTTCATAAATTGGGGTAGGGTAAGCATTGGGTGCAGAAGGACGTGCCACGATGTCAACAGTTACAATTTCAAAATCTGAAACCCTACCATTGTCATCCACGTTACCTGAACCTCGGCTACTCACTCCCAATTTGCCTCCTGACTCAATTAGTGTTCTAACCAGTTGACCCATTGGAGTGGGGACAATACGCAATTTGCCAATGCCTTTGGCACCACTTAAATAAATTTCTTCAACAATATGTGACACTCGGTCAAGATTGATGTTTAGTTCTTCAGGATGATCTGCTTCACCATATATGGTTTCACCTCTCGCCATGGCTTCACGTATTTGGTTGACAGCTTTGGAAATTTCCACTTGTGGATAAATTCTATTGTTGTGATTGCGTACATCACCTTCAATGAAAATACCACGCATGAAAAGGGTTTTGGGCTT